AAGGTTCACCCTTGCGACGAGTCAATGACTTCTCTTTTTTCATCTTTGTTGACTTTTATGAAGTCAACCTATTTCAGGACGAGACAGTTTGTTTATCAACGCACCAATCATCCATCTTAGATGAATTTTCTTTTCGTTGAGAAAGTATGTTGTATTCCCCATCAGGATAAACAATAAGAGACCCATAAACCCATTCGGTTGATTTAGTTATACGCCCTCTGAATTTGATTTTCCGGTTCATAATTATGCTAATTGTTTGATTTTACGATTGTATATTTCTTCACATAGTGCTTCGCACCACTTCCTGGCAATAGTCACTTCAACTGCGTTGCCGATGAATTTCTTTTGGTCTGCCTGTGTGCCAATAAGTTCGTAGTCTTTCGGGAAACCCATTATCAGCTTCAGTTCATCAATCTTCAGCATACGCATAGTGATGTCTATGATGTTGTAAAGTGCCATAAATTCTTTGATTTTGACAGTCATAGGACTGTCTGTTTCATAGACTTCAATAGCGACTTCGCCGGTTTCAGTCGTGACAAGATATGGCGGCATTTTATCCATTCTTGCGATGAGCGTGAAACACGGTTTATCGACAGAACCGCCATTTGACGCAAATTGTGGGTTCATCAAGTAGTGCTGCTTCACGGTGACAAGTTTCTGCTTCGGGTTCGTCAGCACAGCCGGGTTGGGCTGTTCGATGCTTGAAAGCTGACCACCGCCCGAATACTCATTTGCGATGAAACTGCAAGATGCAACACCAATTTGACCTACCGTGCATATCGTTTGTGCTGGGTCTTCAATAGAATGACCTGTATTATTGAAGCGATAGTTTACAATAAATTGCGCTTTCACAAATGCGTGGTGGTCAATAGTCGTTATTGTTCCTGCCGGTTCTTCGACAGACACGTTCTTGCTGTCAGGCTGACCGCTGAATTGCTTTGACAGAAAAGACACTGATGCAAGTGCAAGACGCTGTTGTGTCGCGATAGTGGGGCAGGGTTCATCAAGTGACGGCGGCACATACTTTCCGCGTTGGTTCATCGAATTGTATTTCACCATAAAGGCATCTTTGCCACCTGCGACAAACTTAATCAGTCCGGCATATATGCGTTCAAGCGTTTTTTCTGCAAGCGGTTTCTTTCGGTTGAAGATTGATTTGCCTTCATCTTCAAAGTCAAGAACTTCACGCACTGGCTTCCACTTCGGCATTGTGCCGAACAAACTTGCTGCACCTGTCTTGCAATGTGTCTGTTTCGGGAACACAACCGGCAGACCATTCTTCGCAAAGATGCCGAAGAAGCGTTTGCGCGATGTGTATGCGCCGAAGTCTGCTGCGTTCAGTATGCGATGCGTGAAGTTGTAGCCGTATTTCTTCACGTTGTTCACCCACTTGATATATGACTTGCCACGGTCTTTTGACACCGGCTTTCCGTTTTCATCAAGTTCACCCCACGACATAAATTCTTCGACATTCTCGATTTGAATATAATCGGGGTCTATTGCTTCGATGTATCTGAAAAGATGTTCTGCAAGTGTCCGGCTGTCTGCGTCACGTGGCTGACCGCCTTTTGCACGGCTGAAGTTCGTACATTCAAGCGATGCCCATAGCACAACAAGTGCGTCAGGGTTCTTCGTGCGACACTTCTGAAGATGATGCACAAGTGGTGACAGTTCAAGCGTTCTGATGTCTTCTGTGAAGTGAAGCGCGTCCGGATGATTTGCAGCGTGTGACGCAATGGCATTCGCATCGTGATTGACACACGCAATGACTTCTGCGCACTGTTCGCCATGAAGACGCGCTGTGTTCACGCCGGTAGAAGTTCCACCGGCACCGCAAAAAAGGTCTATGTATAATAACTTTTTCATTTCACTATCTTGTTAGGCATTCATTAAACGCCTTTTCAAACACATCCGGACTTAACATTTTATTGGCAATAGCTTGAAATGCCGTAGATATAGCAGGTATATCGTTCAAATTAATGCTTACATCCTTTGGGGTTAGATTATCCGTTATCATTCTTGCGTAAAACATGGCTTTGTCAATAGACAGCCAAGCCAAAGGATTCACAGCTATTGGGACCAATTTTCGCATTGATATGTAAAAATCACGTATTGTAATCTTGGATGTTTGGCATAACATATCAATAGTAGAAGCGATTGATATTAGATGGTTCAGTTCTCCTGAACATCCATTATTTAAAAGCGTCTGACTTATGGCAAACCCGTATTTGTCGATATGAGGTTTAATATCGTCTTCCATGCTTTGCGTTATAACCGCAAGCGTTTCAACATTGACATTCGCAATCCTGCAAATGTTTGTATTGTACGATTCCATGAATCTTTTCAATTCGTTTATGTTCTTCTTTACTCCACGCCTGTAGTATGGAGTATTACGGCAACTATCGTAAATATTAAGTGCGTAATTATAAACTTGATCATTTACGAAGAGGACAATGTAAGTCAATGAAGTAACAAGTCCGTCTGTGTCTTTGTCTATTTCTTCCCAATTATTGTATTGTTTCATAATCATATAGCCATTAAATCAAACAATGTAGGAGCACTTACTTCGTTCTCCGCTTCCCGCAGATAAGAAAGCCCGTCTTTCCAATAATCATAATTGAGTTCTGTTGAAAGTCCCCTACGACCTAACTTGATAGCACAATAAGGGACAGTACCGATACCTCCGAACGGGTCAAATACCAATTCTCCTTTGTTCGAGTACCGTTCAATCAGCCTTTCAACGATATCTAACTGAAGAGGACAAATATGATTTTGTCGTTTCTTTTGTGATTGCTTTGTGTTAAGCGTTCTCATACGGGCCACATCATCCCATACCCAATCCTTCTTGCTTACAGGGTCGACAGCCATAAATGTTTTTGGAAGTTTTCCGTATGCTTCTAACTCTTCCGCAAAAGACACATGTTCCTCATAGTTATAGATATGTTCACGTTCGTAGTTACGGAACAAATGCCGAATCTTATCTATTCCAGCACCTTTCATATCTTCGTATGACAACAATGAATTGCCGGAAGACTTCCAACTTGCATGGGCATCGATCTGCCAACGGGCCAGCGAGTATTCGCTCTTGTCCTTCTTAACAGGCCGGTCGGCATAAGCACGTGAGGTATCGGTAGGCAACTTGCGAAATAGCAATACATATTCAGGGCATCCGACTCCCATCTTGGAACCATCCTTGCACATCTCGGTATAGCCCAAACGGTAGGTCTGGTTGTTTTCCCTCACCACATCAGTATCGACCGTAATGCGCCCCATATATCGGAAGCCATGCTTCATGTAATGAAATACAGTTATTTCGCTGAACGGATCGATAGTTGGCATACCGTCCCCCGTGGCGTTGCCGAACAAAACACGATCTTTCACATGGATGCAGGCCAACCGACCCGGTTTCAAAATGCGCATTAACTCTGGTGTAAGATAATCCATCTGTTCAAAGAACTTATCGTTATCTTCATTGTGCCCAAAGTCATTGTATGTAGGCGTGTATTCGTAATGATTTGAGAACGGGATACTGGTTACGATCAGATCTACAGAGTTACTTTCCATCTTCTGACATTCCAATACATTATCGTTATTGATTGCTTTCCACAACTTGCCGGATTTTTCTTCCCGACTGGCGAACATCCAGCGCATCATCTTTTCCTCGGCCTGCAAACCGAACAAACCGTTATGCCGGACAATATCAGTCATATTTGCGACCATTTCCCGGTGTTGTGCCCATTTCTGCATGAAGCTCTTAAATATTTCACCCTCGCTTTCGGCATAGACCAGATAGAGATCAACGGGATGCTGTTGCATAAAGCGGTATATACGGGCTATCGCTTGGAACTTATCGTTGAAGCGGTAGTCAATGAACATGATTGCTTTATGACAATGATACTGGAAGTTCAGACCTTCACCAAGCATCTCCGGTTTAGCTGCAAGGTATTTCAGCCGGCCATCTTTGAAGTCGGATATTATCTTGTCGGCTTCTTCATCGTCTTGTGAACCATAGACAGCCTTACAACCTGGAATCGCTTTGCATAGTTCCAGCCGTTCAGCTTCCAAGTCATGCCATAAAAGGAAATGGTCGTCCTTGTTTTCCGGGCGATTGATTATCTCTACCACACGGGCAATCTTTTCCTGCATGTTATCTCGGCGTTCTTTTGCCGCGTCAGCAAGTCCGAGAGCAGCCTCACGAAACATTTTCACCTGTCCGTCACGATCAGCTCCAGCCGTAGAATTGTCCACATTCACAATCTCTTCATGTACACGGAGTTCAGGCAACTCATAGCCAGTATCCGGATAACCGAGGTCGGAAGGCTTGGTTAGGAACAACGCCCATGTAGATACCCACAACCAAAATTCTTTTTCCTTATGCGGATAAAGTGTCAAGTTATTCGCTTTCGTGCTGTCTCGCTGAAAGAATCGAGTAAGAGCCTGTCCGGCGTCCATCACACCAAGATAACCAGCATAATGTATAAGTTCCTTGTATCTGTTTGGCGAAGGTGTAGCCGTAGCGACAAACCTGTAAGGGACACCCGAGAACAACGGCAGAAACTCCTGATAGGTCTTGGTGCCGAATCCGCGCAACACGCTGGCTTCATCCAATGATGTTGCAGTAAAATAGGACGGATCTATTCTCACTCCATCCTCACCATCACGCACACGTTCGTAGTTTGTTACCATGATGTCGGTAGGACATATCATCACATCTGCCATAGTTCGGACATAGGTTACTTTCATGTGCAAGTGTTGTTCCGCTTGTGTTAGAAACTCGACTACCACACGCTTAGGGCAAACGATCAATCCCTTGCCTCCTTTATGGTTCAAGATTACCCGAAGTATTTCCAGCTGGGTGACTGTCTTTTGCATACCGAAGCTGGAGAATATAGCACGGCATCCACCGGCAACCGCCCAACGAACGGTATCTTTTACATGAGGGTATAATGTCGGGGTAATTTCTTCCGAATTAATTTCAAATCCCGTTTGATGACTGATAGCCATCTTGTTTCTTAGAAATTCTATATATTCCATGATAATTTTAATTATTTCAATTTTGTATCCACCTCCTCAAACACCACACTCTCACTATCCGGTCTATATTTGGCAAAACAAGCCGTCATATACTTGCAACTATTCGCACCACCCTTGCTACGGAAAACGCATCCGCGACAAATTACCATTTTACCCTTTACGGTAGCTCGGAAACGCTTTATTATCAGTGTCCGATCTGCGAAGTTTACAATGGTGCCAATAGGTGCTATTCTTAACTTTTCTACTGTTTTCATTTTTTTTAGCTTGATTATTCTGATTCCATAATCTTTTTCAGAAACTCCAAATGATCCGGAAATGGTACGGAGTTCTTGTCTTGCTTCTCGTATCTTTTTTCTCGTTGTCTTTCCTGTTCTTCCCGGTCGTATTTCTCCAGTTGCCTTTTTCTGTATGCTTTGAACTCAATTAGAGCAGACATGATCACCATAGGATCCACAACACCGTAAAAGGTGCCATATTCGCCAGCTTTCAACTTGAAGAAAAAAAGCAACAATTCGGAAGCTTTCAGGTAATAGTATTCCACACGTATCATCACGGAAAGCTCCAAAACCTGTTGGAATGTAGGCTTCTCTTTTACACCGGCAAACTTGTACAAGTCCATCAGTTGAGCAATTATCCAAGTATTCACCTGTTCATCTGGATAGGTTTCTCCGAGCAAAGCCAATGAAGGCGCATTCCCCTTGAACGAACGTTCCACATTTTGAGCACATACAACCTGTAATGAAGGATTGAACTTTTTAGCGAAACTTTCACCGTCCCCGTATCTATTTACTACTAACCGTGTCCTTTCCGAAAGCTTTTGCGGCATATTCGAGGATTTCACGGTCTGTTTGTTCCTCTCGTGATTTTGCCCCGTTTGGAATTGCCGGATAGTTTCTGCTATTCTTGTTGTCATAATTACCTGATATTACTTTCTCAAAGTTCGTCGGTTTGATAAGCCAATCGAAAGATGCTGTCCAGCCTTTTTTGTTCTGCCCTTTCAGGAAATCGCTTTGGTATGCCCTATGAATCATGTCGGCAAACGTTTTTTTGCCATAAGATTTTATACGTGCGTTAATCATCCCTTTACGGCTATCAGAAAGCGGAGTCCTGACCGTACCAAATACACCTTTTGTTTCCTCATTGAAGAATTTGACAAGTTCGGAGTAGTCGATATGTTCGGCGTGGGGCTGCGAAGTCCCACATACAAGAGATTCGTTAGAATCTCCTATATTATTTTCTTTTCTTTTCTTTCCTTTACTTGCTATTGTTTTTTCGACTTTTGCTATAGCATTGCTATCGTTTTCCGTAGCATTTGCTATAAATTCCGTAGCATTTGCTATTTCTGACTCTTTTTTCCCCCATCTCTTAGCGACACCTTTCTTTCCAGCCTCGGATCGTTTCTTCGATTTATCGTCTTTGTATCCCATTCTTTTCTTGAAGCTTTCGGAGTAGAAGTACTTACCATCCTCGGTAAAGACAAATAACCCAAAATCTTCAATCACGGATTTAATTAAGGAAGCATCTTCACGAAGGTCAAAAGCTATCATGTTATAATCTTTGACACTCATGTATTCTGGCTCCTCTCTAAGACGTTCTAAAATCATGAAGAACACTCCATATCCGGATGCCTTATGCCTCATTCGTAAGCGTATCAGCTTGTCTGAGTTCCTAGCGTTGCTGTCGTGGGGGAAATAACTCGTTAGCTCTTTCATAATCAAATCGCATAATCACAGTTTCGTTTGCTGTCGGCAACGAAACGCCTGTTGAAAAAACTACATAGAACCACTTTGGGATTCCCCATTGATACCTTGACCGGCTTCCCTCTCTTACATTTTGAGCAGGTATCCGGACGGATGGCCTGTCGTTCGTTCTTCTTTACCATATCTTTAGAATCTTACGTTTGTCAATTGTCTTCCTCTTGAAAACACAACCCACTTTCCGTTACCCGTGTCTTTCAAATGCAAATCGGAAACTTCACCGAAACGGTTGATGTTACCGCATAAATCCACAAACCACGCCGTCTTTCCTTTGTATGGACGGATGCAACGGCCTACAATCTGGTAATACATCGCAAGCGACATGGTAGGTCTGGCCATAACAACTGTGTCAAGTTCTGGGTAATCAAAGCCGGTAGTAAGTACACCAACATTGGCTACTACAGGTATTTCCCCGACCTTGAACATTTCGAGTATTCTTTCACGTTCCTTCTTTGGAGTATCACCGGAAACAATGACACATCCGGGTATGGACATCGTCAATCGTTCCGCTTCTTTCAAAAACCGGGTAAATACCAAAATACCCTTCCTCTTGCCTCCTGCTTTCGGATTCATCAGCCTTTGGACGATATGAACGATGTAACTATAAAAGTCTATCCGTTCATATTCCTTTTGGACTGACTTATCGGTATAGTCGGCTCCGGTAGTGTTTATCTTCAAATTGAGTTCGTTCCATCCGGTAGGATTCATCGGATAGTAGTTCACCTTTGAGAGATAGCCCATATCAAGCAAGGTCGATACCTGTACATGATAAATGACCTCTGAAAACACATGGGGCTTTGTCCGGGTTATGAATTTTAGCATAGAGCCGAAGTCACGGCTGGAACTCAAACGATATGGCGTTGCCGTTAATCCAAGAACCTTGCACTTCACAGCATCGAAGAAATCCTTGTACATTCCCTCTATCGGATTCACAAGGTGACACTCGTCCACGATAATATTCTTGAAGTGGGCAAAAAGTTCCGGATGGCTTTTCACGCTACCGATGGTTGCGAATGTTATCCGGCTTATCTCTTTTGAATTGAAGGAGGCGGAATAAATGCTACAATCGAGAATCCCGTAAGAACAAAGTTTCTTGAAGTTCTGTTCGACAATTTCACGTGATGGACAAAAAATAAGCACATAGTCATTTAGTCTATGTGCTATATCCGCAATTACTATTGATTTACCCGCCCCTGTTGGCAGTACCATAACACCGTTACTTTTCTTATTCTTGTCTTTGAAAAAGGCTACCGCTTTATCAGAGGCAGCCTTTTGATAATCCCTAAGTATTATTGCCATAATAATCAGTTTTATAATAGCACTTACAACCACGTGTTGTTTTTTGCTTGCCTCTACAACAAGCGGCTATAAGCGAATGATTAAACCCATCTTTTTCGGCAGCCTTTGCCGATTTGTACTCTTTTATAGAGCCATCAGAAAACACTATTACTATTTCTTTACAACAAGACTTATGTAATGACTTTATATGTTTTTTACATTTTTCGCTTGCCCTATTTGATTGCGATATGTTTTTACGTGCCAAATCAAAATTCAAATTTTCTTTTGTTGTACACCATCGCAAGTTAATTGCTTTGTTATCGGTACGAATACCATTTATATGGTCAACACATGGCAAACTACTGTCATTTGGCACGTGAGCTTTCGCAACCAGACGGTGTACGAGAAGTAGTTTCTTTATGTTGTTTTTACAAAGGCAGATTTGAGAATACCCATTTTTGCCAACTCTATCTATCAGTATTCTTTCTCTGCAAAATGTTAATGCCCCACGTTTACCTTTTCTATATCTTTCTAAAGACTTTACCCTACCTAAATTCGATACTTGGTACAATCCTTCATACCCTTCAATGTCTTTCCAAATTTCGTCCATACTTATTTCATTTAAGAGTGAATAATAAAGGCAGCCTTTAAAGTCGTGCAAAGACTGCCTTTGGATAATCGTGTTATCTCATAAGATTTGATATTGAAATAAGCCTTTCAATTAGCGTATCTTCTGATTCTTTAGTCATGCCTGTAATCATATAGCGTTTACAAGCTCTGAATGTCATTACAAAAATATCACGTTCTATTGGTTTATACTTTGTCATGAAATCGTCCATACGTGGCGTATCAAATTGCCATAAATATTCGTATTGTTCATCTGTCAAACAATGTGTATTTATCTTTAAGCCATTCATGTAGAATTTGTTTTTAAAACGCACCAATCCGTTTCGTACCGATAAATCAGAGTTGTTAAACCCTTTATTAAATATTATTGCAGAAGCTATTTTTACCAGCTCAAGAAATGCCACTTCTGTAAATGGTAGATATGGTTGCATCTTTTCAGATATACGTCTTAATTGGCAGAACTGCTTACCTGTTAAGCAAGTTATATAATTGCCATAAGGGTCTTTTCTCATAATTACGCTATCTTTATAAGGTTGCACTTCTTGAAACATCTATACTCTTCTTTTTCAGTGTCCCAGTACACTTGCAGATTATCATTCGGCTTTCTGCCTGTACCCTTTATCTCACCGATTAGATTCTCTTTGAGAGTGCCAAAGGCTTGACGTAACGTACCATCGGTCTTTTTGAAGTAGAACTCTACTATCTTCACTTTCAAAGCCGCTTTCAGCTTCAAATTAGCCCATGCGCATTTCAACGCATCGCTCATTGAATAACCGTTCTTGCGAACGAACGACCATGCCATTTGCATAACCTCTTTCATCTGACTTCTAAATTTTGTGCTCATACTCTTATATTTTATGTGTTATTACTACTCTGTTGTACTTTGATGATGCAAATGTATAATCTTAATTATTCATTTCAAAGAAAAAGAATATATGTAATTATTCATTTAACACTAATTAGTATAAGCATAGCTATACACATTATTATAAAAGAGTATATTTGCAACAATTAAAATACATGATTATGAACAGAATAAAAGAAATTTTAAAAGAGAAAGGTATAACCCAACAAGAATTGGCTGACAAATTAGGTGTTACAAGAATTTCTGTAGTAAAAACACTAGCAGGTAATCCATCACAAGAAACTCTTGAAAAAATTGCTAATGCCCTAAATGTACCTATGTGGCAACTTTTCGCATCACCAAATGAAGTACAACAAACGGGAAATTCTCTTATATGTCCTAATTGTGGTACCCTCCTTGAACTCAAAATCAAAGAATAAAAGAAAGAGAGCGTTTCACAACGCCCCAATCCAAAACACATAAAATATATCATTAAAAAATTACTATTAAACTATGTCATTCGATTCTGAATTCTTAGATATGGCCATAAAGTCAATGATAGAAGAAAACTCTAAAAGAAGTACGTTCACCAATATTTTCTCGTATATATCTATTCTTACAGCATTACTATCTGCTATCGCTCTTGCAATTATTGTTATAGTCGAACCTACAGATGAAAAATATTTCAATAAAGACAATTCAAAGAAATTAATTATACAAGCTGTAAAAAATGGTGCAAGCATTAATAATATCAAACACATATACGATGCTAGATTATTGGAAAAAAAGCCATTTTTTTCTAATAAGGATGAGTTTACTGCTAAAAATTACACAGAAAACACTTCTTTATCTTTCGTTCTGCAAGACATACTATCTGATTATTATACAAATAGTAATTTCAAAACTGATTCTTTGTATTTATGCAATCTAAAAACGATAATTAAAGAAAATGAAGAAACAAACCCATTTGACAAATTAGAAATGAGTCAGAAATATAGTTTTGAAAATATAAGACTAAAAACTGATTCTAATTATGCAAGGATTCAATCAGACATTATAAGAATTACAGATGAATTAGATAGTAAAAACCAGCTAGTAAACAAATATCTTAACAAATCAGAAATCAGCTTTAATTTATCAATTATTGCATTAATTATCACCATATTACTTTCAGCATACCAAATATACCAAAATTATTCATCCACAAAAAATGTTCAGAAAGTCATTGCTGAAATTTTTGAGAAAAATAAAAAAGACAAACAAAAAGATAATTAATTTGCCGCTTCCTGTAGGCAATACCATGATAGCATTTGTTTTCTTCGCCTTGTTATTGAAGAAGGTGACGGCTGAATCAGAAGCTTGTTGTTGATAATCACGCAAAATATAACTCATACACCTTTCTCCTTTCGTAACTTCTTGTTCAGTGTTTTGTAATACTTGATTAATTGTTCGTACTCAAAATCAGTCATTTTAGTAGTACCAGCAGCTTTCACTTTTAGTAAAGCGAATTTCTGTTGTCCGATTTTATCAATCAGATTCACCCGATACCCTTCTAAATGGTCGGCTTTGAATCTATTGCAGTGTCGGCATTCGGCATGACAATTGTTTTCATCAAAACGGGTCGCCAAATGTGTACGACTGAAATAGTGGCCACAATCAGCTTGTTCAAAGGGCTTTATTTGCCCGCAACTGATACATCGAAAAACCCCATTAGGCATACAATCACGAAGCCGGATGAAAAGGGAAAACTCTTTATCAAGTTTTGCCTTCAAATCCGGCTTCTTCTTTACTGTTATACCAGCTTTGTCAAACAGTGGCAAAGGCTTGTCTTTCTTCTTTGCCTTTTTTCTTTTTATGTAGTACGGCATATCATTCGTCTTTTAGTTCAACTCCCAAGCATAATACTTTATCAGACACACCTACATCATCAAATTCAAGTTCTGAATAACTTGTTTCGTATGGATAAGGATATATCTTACCGTACTTTTTATGCAACTCGATTATGTCTTCATCCGACAATTTCCGTCTGATACGCATTTCTATCTCGTAATCGTCAGAAAGATTTTCAATGACCTTTCTAAGCTGACCTACTGTCTTAATTTTGTCTATTCTCATAATCTTTGCCAATTAAAAGCCCCGGAGCGTATTCTCCGGGGCACAACCATTATTTAAAACCCATGCCATTTATGTGTGGCTCACATTCATGAGGAGCGTAGGG